CCCTATAATCCCCCCTTAATCTCCCCCGAAAAGAAAGAGAGAGGGCGCGCTCTGTCGGTGGCGGTGGGGGGCATTTGTAGACTCTACTTGGGCGAGAGGTGGTGAGCCCGTTATGCTAAATTTTGAAAATTTAGACAAGACTGTATTTGCGGGGATTCCACCATACGGTATCCCGGAGATTCAGTCAGAACATATCGATATCCGGCATCTGGAATGGATACCGTTCAATTACGCCAAGACAGCCAAAAACCGGAAAAGTAAAGGCATCCACTTTTATTTGGATGATTACCAGTTCAACAGACTTTGGAACCGGCCAGATGACTACATCTCGTTGCTATCTGCTTTTGGGGCAGTATGTACACCGGATTTCTCGCAGTATACCGATATGCCAGTTGCCATGCGCATTTATAACCACTACCGAAAGCACTGGATGGGCGCATATTGGCAGATGCACGGTATCCGTGTGATACCAACAATCTGTTGGAGCGCACCGGATAGTTTTGACTGGTGCTTTGACGGAGAACCACGCAATGCAATCATTAGTATTTCCAGTGTCGGGACACAGGCGAGGCCAGAAACGCAAGAAGCCTTCGCCGTTGGGTGTAGGCGGGCTATTGAGGTGCTGAAACCATCTGAAATTCTATGGTATGGGCAATGCCCGGAAGAGTTTGACTGGAATGTGGTACGAATAAAACCTCACTATGAGGACGTTGTCGGGAGGCGAAAGAATGGGCGGAAGAGGTAGCGCTGGAGGCGGCGGAGGGAAGATTGCATCACTCCCCAAACTTGTCGGCAGCGAAAAGCAGATAGCGTGGGCAACAGATATTAGGAACCAGGCATATACAAACTTGGATACGATTGAACGAAACGCAAGGAAAGTATTCACTGACGGCGGGAGAATGGATACAGGTATTTCAGTGAAATCTGTTGAAACTGTTCGCCGAGAAATTACTTATGTTTTCCAGAACCAAGCCAATGCGAAAACGCTTATCGATTCAAGAGGTACGTTTTCTTTTGGCACTCTTGACCGGATGGTTAGAGAAGAAGAAAGAACAGGATTCATATCAGAGGCGCAGAAGAAAAGAAGAAAAAGGTAAGACGAGGTGGTGACATGGCTGCACGGCTGACAGACAGACAAAAAAAGAAAATTGTGGCTGATTATCTGGAGACCGAGAGCTATAACGCCACGGCGAAAATCAATGGGGTTTCCAAAGATACCGTTAAGCGTGTTGTGTTAGGTTGCGAAGGATTCGACCAAAAGGCGCAACAAAAAAAGAGACAGAACACGCTGGATATGTTGGCCTTCATGGAGACCCGCAAAGAGAAGATGCAGGAAGCGATCGACCTACACCTGATGGCGCTGACAGACCCGGAAAAGATAAGTGATGCCGGTTTGTCTCAAATCGCCACTTCTTTCGGGATTATCGTTGACAAGGCCACAAAGAACACAGCCAGCGGGAACGACAGTTTGAATAAACTGGACGGGCTGTTGAAGGAGTTCAGGGATGCTGTTAAGTCTGAAACAAACTGAATTTGTCCGAAAGGGGCATCACCGCTGGAACTTTAAGGGAGGGGCTACTCGTTCGGGGAAAACATACCTTGATTTTCGGTGGATTATCCCAATCCGCATCCGGGAGCGCGTCGGGAAGGATGGGCTGACGGTCATCCTTGGAGTCACCAAGTCCACCATTGAGCGGAATGTGCTTGAGCCTATGCGAACGATCTATGGTGATGCTCTTGTTGGCACGATCTCCAGCGACAATACGGCGTGGATATTTGGGGAAAAGTGCTACTGCCTTGGAGCTGAAAAGGTTTCCCAGGTCTCGAAAATCCGCGGCGCGTCCATCAAATACTGCTACGGCGACGAGGTGGCAGACTGGAGCCAGGAAGTCTTTGAACTGCTGAAAAGCCGCCTGGATAAAGCGTATTCATGCTTTGACGGTACGTACAATCCACAGGGGCCGAATCACTGGCTGAAAGTGTTTCTGGACAGCAAAGCGGATATTTTTAGCCAGACGTACACAATTGATGATAATCCGTTTCTCCCAGAGGCTTTTGTGGAGAACCTAAAGCGGGAGTATCGAGGAACGGTTTTTTACGACCGTTATATTTTGGGACGGTGGGCGCTGGCCGAGGGACTAATCTACCCCATGTTTGGCGAGAGCAACATCGTGGACGAGGTTCCGGAGAATGGAGAATACTATATCTCCTGCGATTATGGCACATTGAACCCGTTTTCCGCCGGGCTGTGGTGCTGGGACGGCAAAAACGCCACCAGAATCCGGGAGTATTACTATTCCGGGCGGACGGAGCAGATCAGCAAGACAGATGAGGAATACTACACGGAATTGGAGAAGCTGGCTGGGGATTTGCCGGTGCGATCCGTAGTAGTTGACCCATCGGCAGCTTCGTTTATCGAGGTCATCAGACGGCATCGGCGGTTCCGGGTACAAAAAGCGGTCAATGATGTGGTTCCCGGCATCGTCACCACCAGCCGCTACATTCAGGACGGGACGATCAAAGTTCACCGCTCCTGCAAGGACGGTATCCGTGAGTTTGGGCTATACCGCTGGGACGATAAATCCACGGAGGACAAGCCAATCAAGGAGAACGACCACGCCATGGACGATATTCGCTATTTTGTAATGACGATTCTGCGGCACAAGGTACGTAAGGCAAGCCAGCCGCAATATATCCCGCTGTGGGGGAGGTGATTTTTTGCTTACATATCAGGATTTGCTTGCTGTGGGTGAGGATGAAAAAGCCAGAATGGATTTTATCTGGCGGGCGATCAATGAGCACGAAGGCAGCAAGGCATATCAAATGGCAGCTGACGCAGAACTGTACTTTAAGGGCGAGAATCCGACTATCAACCGCTATGAGAAAATCATATATGACATGCAAGGGCGCGCCCACATGGATATGTATACGGCCAATCACAAGATCGCATCCTCCTTCTTCGGCTTTTACGTGCGGCAGGAGGTATCCTACCTGCTGGGCAACGGCGTGACCTTCCAGAACGAGGCCACAAAGGACAAGCTGGGGAAGAAGTTCGACCTGGAAATGGTCAAGGCTGGGAAATACGCCCTGATTGCCGGCGTGTCCTTTGGGTTCTGGAACTTGGACCATGTGGATGTGTTCAAACTGCGGGAGTTTGTCCCGTTATATGACGAGGAAAACGGCGCATTGATGGCCGGTATCCGCTTCTGGCAGGTATCTGATGACAAGCCGCTGCGGGCCACTCTGTACGAGGTGGACGGATACACGGACTATATCCGGCGAAAAGGCGAGGACATAGCGGTACTGAAAGAAAAACGGCCGTATATCTTGCGCCTGCGCACGTCCGAAGCTGACGGGACAGAAATTTACGACGGGCAGAACTATCCGTCCTTTCCTATCGTGCCGCTGAAAAACGGCGATGATGGGTTATCGGAGCTGACGGGAAAGCGGAACACGCTGGACGCCCTTGACCTTTGTACATCCAACATGGTCAACAATGTGGACGAGGGGAATTTGATCTATTGGGTGCTGACCAACTGCGGCGGCATGGATGATTTGGACGATGCGAAGTTCCTGGACAAGGTACGCACGGCGCATATAGTTCACGCTGGGGCAGATGGAGACGAGGGGGCGACAGCGGAGCCGCACACCATTGAGGCCCCATTTAATGGCACAAACGTAACCATTGATATGCTTAAACGCAAGCTGTACGAGGATTTCCAGGCCTTCGATAGTTCGGCGGTGTCGGCGGGCAATCAGACGGCCACTGCCATTGCGGCAAGCTACACGCCGCTTGATTTGAAGGCGGATGACTTTGAGGCAAGCGTTACGGAGTTCATTCTAGGCATTTTGGAATTGGCAGGCATTAACGATTCGCCAAGCTATACGCGCAACCGCATAATCAACCGAGCGGAAGAGACGCAGACCATTCTTATGGGCGCTGAGTATTACGACGACGAGTACATCACCAAGAAGCTGCTGACCATCAACGGCGACGCTGACCAATTCGATGCACTTATGGAACGCAAAGCAGCCGAGGAAATGGAGCGGGTAGAGACAGAACCAGACTTCCCGCCGCAGGAGGAAACCGAGGTGACGGAGGATGCCGAAGCCGGACAGGGCGCACCAGTGGACGGATGAAGAACTGGAAAGGCTGGAACGCCGAATTTCCCGCGTTTACCGTGAGGCGTGGGATGACCTGGAAAAGACCGTAATCGACTATTTTAACCGCTTTGTTGTGCGGGACGAGGAAATGCGGAAGCTGATCGGGACGGAGATAAATGGGAAGGTCTGGACAGAGCATGACTATGAATTGTGGCGGCTGAACCAAATAGGGCGAGGAGAACGTTTTGGCGATTTGGCCGTAAAGGTGGCAGAACGGTATACAAAAGCCAACGAGGTTGCTCTTGCCTATGTCAACGACACCACGCCGGGCATATACACCCTCAATCGAAATTATGCGGCCTACACCATCGAAAAGGTGGCCGGAAATGTGGGCTTTACTTTGTGGGATGAATCCACCGTGCGGCGGCTGATTGTGGAAGAACCTGATCTGATGCCCTACTACCCAAAGAAAAAAGCCTTAAAGCGGGGTATTGACCTGAAATGGGGCAAGAAGCAGATTACCAAGAGCGTCACCAGCGGGCTGTTGCAGGGCAAGAGCGTTGGTAAAATCGCCACCGACCTGCAAGCCAGGGTGAGCGAGATGAACCGGGCAAGCGCTGTGAGGGCGGCGAGAACGGCGGTCACTGGCGCGCAGAACGCCGGGCGCATGGATAGCTATAAAGCCGCCTCTGATATGGGCATAAAGGTTAGAAAACGCTGGGTTGCCACAAAGGACGGACGTACACGGCATAGCCACCAGAAGATGGACGGGCAGACGGTGGAATGGGACGAGCCGTTTACCTCCGAACTGGGGAAGATACGATATCCGGGAGACCCACGGGCCAAGCCTGCAAATGTCTATAACTGCCGTTGCACTCTGCGGACGGTAGAAGCGCCCGGTATCGAAGCAGAGCCACGCAAGATGCGTGTGCGTGACCCTAAGACGGGCCGAAACGCGGTGGTGGAGGAAATGACATACGAGCAGTGGGAAAGGTGGGTGAAAAGCCGTGCCTGATTTGGGCGGTGTGGTGTTCAAAGATTACAGCGCCGAAGTGCTGGAGGCCATGCATGACGCCGTTGTGCGGGCACTAGAGCGGTGCGGCGAACAAGCGGAAGGGCATGCCAAAGGCCTGACTCCTGTTGACACTGGCAATCTCCGCAACAGCATCACCCATCAAGTAGACGAGGGTGAAAGCGCCGTTTACATCGGAAGCAACGTGGAGTACGCTCCCTATGTGGAGCTGGGCACCGGCAGATATACAGAAGGAGGACGGCCCACGCCGTGGGTGTATCAGGACGACGAAGGCAACTGGCACTGGACGGCTGGAAATCCAGCACAGCCTTTTCTCAAGCCAGCGGTGGCCGACCATGCGCAAACTTACAGGAACATCATAGAGGATGAGATGAAAAATGGATGAAAGGCAAATCAAAGCCATTGAGGCCGTTCTCGCAAAAGGAGACAGAATAGAGTTGATTCCCGTAAAAGATGGTGTTAAAATTATACATGTCAAGCGGGAAGAGCTGAAACAGAATATTGCTCCCGCCTCTAAGCGTTGAGGCGGAAGGCCCGAGCGTGGGTGGATATCGAGGAAATCTCGGTATCTGCCCGCGCTTTTTCTTTTTATAAAACCCGCGAAGGAATGCGGTTTTTATAAAACTATCATGGGCGAAGGACTGCCCCCGAAGGAAAGGACGATAGTGTCATGGCACTTACGAGAAAATTTTTGAAAGCATTGGGCCTTGAGGATGACAAAATCGAGCAGATCATCGAGGAGCACACCACGATTGCTGACCGAATGAATGCGGAAATTGAAAAGTACAAGGCCGAAGCGGAAGCCTTGCCCCGTGTCCAAAGGGAACTGGAAAAAGCGCAGGCTGATCTTGAAGCTGGTAAAAAGGACAGCTGGAAGGTCAAGTATGAGGCCGTCAAAGAGGAATTTGAGGGCTACAAGAGCGAACAGACCAAGAAGGAGACCAGAGCGGCCAAGGAAGCGGCTTACCGGGCGCTCCTGAAGCAGGCCGGGGTAAGCGAAAAGCGGCTGGAAAGCGTGCTGAAAGTGTCCGATGTGGACAGTGTGGAGCTGGACGAAAAGGGCACAATCAAGGGCGCAGATAAGCTCACGGAGGGTATAAAGAGCGAGTGGGCGGATTTTATCGGCACCACCTCCATCCAGGGCGCACAAACTGCCACACCTCCGGCCAGCACCGGCGGGAACGGCATGACGAAGGCTGACATCTACAAAAAGGATGACCATGGCCGGTATGTCATGTCTGCCGCGGAGCGCCAGAAGGCGCTTATGGAAAACCAAATTACATGAAAGGACTGAATTAAATGGCTGCTACGAAAGTTGAAAGCCTTACCAATCCGAGGGATTCCCTCCCCAATACCTATACCAGCATTACCGCCCGCGAGGTGGACTTTGTTACCAGATTTAATGATAACTGGGACGCACTCCGCACTATTCTTGGAATCATGCGCCCCATCCGCAAGACACCCGGAACTCAACTGATCTCTTACACGGCGGACGTTACCCTGGAGGACGGCGACGTTGACCCTGGCAATGTGATCCCATATAGCAAGGCCACCATTACTCCGTCCAAAAAGGCTGACTTGACCATTAAGAAGTATGCCAAGGCAGTCCCTATTGAGGACGTAGACAAGTATGGATCGGAGATCGCTGTGGAAAAGAGTGACGATGCGTTCCTAACCAAGCTTCAAAACGTGGTGTTAGGGGACTTTTACACCTTCCTTAATACTGGCTCCCTCACCGGAACGGCGACTACTTGGCAGGCCGCGCTTGCAAAAGCCCAGGGCGAGGTGCTGAATAAGTTCGCCGGTATGGCGAAGGACGTGACCTCTGTCGTCGGATTTGCGAATATCCTGGATGCTTACGATTACCTGGGAGCGGCGGACATCACCGTGCAGACCCAGTTTGGAATCAACTACGTCAAGGACTTCATGGGATATTCCACCCTGTTTCTGCTTCCCGCGACCGTTTCCGGTAATACCGCCATTGCGCGGAACACTGTGATCGCTACGCCCGTTGAAAATATTGACCTTTATTATGCAGATCCTGGCGACAGTGAGTTTGCCCGGCTGGGCCTGAATTACACCGTACAGGGCGAGACCAACCTAATCGGCTTCCACGCTCAGGGCAACTACAGCACCGCTGTGGGAGAGAGCTACGCAATTATGGGCATGAAGCTGTGGGCTGAGTATCTGGATGGCATTGCCAAGATTACTGTTTCGGTGGGGGGTTAATAGGGTCTGACACCTTAACGCTATTCCCCAGCAGTCAGACCCTATTGGGGAAACAGGTCTCCGATTTGGTCGGTGATGATCTGGCGGTAAAGGCTGATGGCTCTGTGGTTGGGACATTCCATTATGTCTCCGACTATACAGAGTTTAGTAGCGTCCCGGAGGAACAGAGCGGGTATTATTTCCCGTTCCACCTGACCAAGACAGGGACCAAAATGACATTCAAGAAAAACGGTTCTCCAACAAAGGAAAACATCCCGTTTGACGCAGATATTGTTTTCAGGGTGAGCAAGGATGACACTTTCGAGGTGCTTGTTGATGATTCCAGCGTGGTGAAATTTACCTTTACAGGGGCAATCTTTGAGCCACAAGGCAAGGCCAAAGTCCGGTCAAAACGATAAAAGGAGGGCGGCGTGATGCTGGAAGAAGTTTTGCAGAGCCTGAACAACTGGTTTCTGGTGCCTGACGGCATCCACACCGGAGAGTTCACGGTGCAGGACGGGCGACTCACGCTGCCCTTTCTGCAAACAGGACAGTATTTCCGGGTGGTGGGGTCTGTCTTTAATGACGGGCTTCACCAATACCCGGCCACAGACATGACCGGCGAGACGTTCACTGGCGCTGTATGGGCGCTGGCGGTCCCAAAGGCTGTTATTACTCTAAGCGATGAAATAGCGGCCTGGAACGAAAAGAACGGAACCCCAGGGCCGTACACGTCGGAATCGTTTGGTGGCTACTCCTACAGCAAAGCCACCAATTCCAGCGGCGTGACTGTAGGCTGGCAGGACGTATTTAAGAGCCGCCTGAACGCATGGCGGAGGATTGGAGGGATTATATGAGCCTGCTGGATGATTTTGCCCGCACCTGTGTCTTGATGGAGAAAAAGCGTGTGCCTGACGGCGCTGGCGGGTACATGGTGCAATGGGAAGAGGGGGCGGAGTTCACAAACTACCAGGCGCTGGACACCTCCATGGAGGCCAGGATCGCCGAAAAAGAGGGCGTGACCAGCCTCTATTCCGCTCTGGTAGACAAGGATTTCCCGATTGAGTACAACGACGTATTCAAGGACACGGAAACCGGACAGACCTACCGCGTGACCTCCAACCCAGAGGAAAAGGTTGCCCCTCGCTCGTCCACACTGCCTCTGAAATACTTTACGGCGGAAAGGTGGGCGCTGACCACATGATTGATTTGCGACAAGGCGACTGCCTGGAACTTCTGAAAGACATCCCAGACGGCAGCGTGGATATGGTACTGTGCGATCCCCCATACGGAATTGATTATCAGTCACAGTGGAAAAAGAATAAATCGGAATGGATGCCAAAGATAAAAAACGACAAACGGCCATTTACAGACTTTATTCCGCTGATTAAGCGAGTAATCATGCCAACCGGATGTGTAATGGTTTTCACAAGATGGGATGTCCAGCAGAAATTCATTGATGAAATGAACGCAAACGGGCTAAAGGTGAAAAATGTTCTGATTTGGGATAAGGAAATTCACGGAATGGGCGATTTGAAACATTCCTTTGCAAGCCGTTACGAATCAATAATTTTCAGCAGTGAAAAAGGATTTCTGTTTAATGGGAAACGTCCACAAGACATCATCAAATTCCGCCGTGTTCTTCCAAGCGAATTAGTACACCCAAATGAAAAACCTGTTGGCTTGCTGGAATGGCTCATTTCAAAATGCGCGAGACAACATGGAACAGTTTTTGACCCGTTTATGGGAAGCGGTTCCACCGGAGTTGCCTGCGTAAACACGGGCCGAAACTTTGTCGGTATGGAATTAGACCCCGGATATTTTGAAGTGGCTCGAAAGCGAATTGAGGACGCACAAAAGGCGGTGGGCACATGACCAAGAACAAAGCCCTTTATGCCTGGTTCAACGATGGGGAAATCCCGTTTTACCGTGCGTCCTCTGTCCCTGACGATGTGCTCATGCCCTATGGCACCTACGAGTACACCGACGGGGCCTTTGATACCGGGGAAATCGGCCTGACGGTCAACCTATGGTTTCGCACGGAGAGCGAGGCTATTCCAGATGAAAAGGCCAAGGAGTTGTCCAAACGCATTGGCTACGGTGGCGTGTACATCCCCTGTGACGAGGGGTATATCTGGCTGAAACGCGGCTCCCCCTGGTGCCAGAGCCTTGTGTACCAGGATGACCCGGCAATAAAAAGACGATACATCAACATCACTGCTGAATACCTGACATTCAGCTAGAAAGGAGGCCCTTATGGGTAAATTTACAGTCATCCCGCAGAGCACCTTTGAGGAAATGCAGCTTGACGCGGGGGTTGTTCTAAAGAAATTTACTCCATCTACGCCAACGGCGCCGGAGGATGCTGACATTGTGTGCCCCACCACCGGCGGCATCAATATTTCCTGCGTTCCTACCTATTCCGACATGGGCGAGGATGTGGACAACTGTCCGACCAATATGATGGAACTGAAGCATCTGGACGGCTGGGAGTGCAAAATGTCTTTCACCTCACTCGGCACGTCCCCGGAGTCTATCCGGTTGGCGCTGGGCGCAGCGGACATTGGAACTTCCGATACTACCAAAGTCACACCTCGGCGGGACCTGAAGCAGACCGATTTCTCCGACCTGTGGTGGGTAGGAGACCGAGCGGACGGCGGCATGGTTGCCGTGTGCCTGAAAAATGCACTGTCTACCGGCGGCTTTACGCTCCAGACCACGAAGAACGGCAAGGGGCAGGTCTCTGTGGAGCTGACCGGCCATGTGTCCATTGACGCGCAGGACACTATGCCCATGGAGTTTTACAGCGCCGCGCCTGCCGGGGAGGAAAGTACCTGATGAAACTGTCTGAACTGAGCACCGAGCGGGCAGCGGACGTGCTGTGCGAGGTTACGCCCTATATTGCCAATATCACCGGAGACAAGGCCCTCCTGGATGAGCTTGCAATCAAGTTTGACAGCAAGGGGAAAAGCGTTGCGGAGCTTTACACCTTCTCGGCCCATAAATACGCTCAGCTTGTCCCAATTCTGCTGAAAGACCACCGGGCGGACGTGTTCGGTGTATTGGCGGCGCTGAACGAAACTACAGCGGAGCAGATTGGAAAACAGAAGGTCATGGAGACCATCAAGCAGGTTGGTGAGCTGTTCCGAGACAAGGAGTTGCTGGATTTTTTCAAATCGTTTGGGCGGGAGGAAAAGAGCGAGTAATCCTCTGCCTGCTAGCCGTGCGGGGCATGGGGGTGCGGACCATCCTGGCGGCACTCCCTGCCCTCATCAATCAGGCGGAAAAAGAACAAGCGTACCGGGTTTATGTAACAGACGCCTTGAAAATCATCGGGGAAAACACGGCGAAATACGCTGGCGGTTCTTATATGAAGGTCAGATACCTGGATGTTGAGAACCCGAAACCGGAGGAAACCAGAACACCGGAAGAAGTAATTGCACACATGAAACAAAAAATCGCCTCTGTCTAAGAGTTGACAGGGAAGGGCTAAGTGGTGCCGTGAAAGGAGGCGGCACTCATTAACCTATTTGATTTATTCGCAAAAATCAGCCTGGACACCGGGGACTATGAAAAGGGTCTTGAAGATGCAAGCGGTAAAACGTCGTCCTTTGCGGATAAGCTGAAAAATGGCCTTGCAACAGCGGCAAAGGTTGGAGCGGCCGCTTTGACTGCTGCTGCATCTGGTGTTGCATTTCTTACAAAAAGTTCGCTTGAACAATACGCTGAATATGAGCAGCTTGTGGGTGGCGTTGAGACGCTGTTTAAGCAGTCGGCTGATATTGTTCAGCAGTACGCCGATAACGCCTACAAAACGGCAGGCATGTCGTCAAATGAGTACATGGACACCGTGACTAGCTTTTCCGCCTCACTCCTGCAAGGTTTAGGTGGTGATACCGCAAAGGCGGCGGAGGTGGCGAACCAGGCCATCACTGACATGTCCGACAACGCTAACAAGATGGGCACAAGCATGCAGATGATCCAGAACGCCTATCAAGGGTTTGCCAAGCAGAACTATACCATGTTGGATAACCTAAAGTTAGGCTATGGTGGCACTCAGGAAGAGATGGCCCGGCTTATTAACGATTCTGGGGTTTTGGGCGATGCGTTTGTCGCCACGGCCAACAATATCAATGAAGTGTCATTTGACAAAATCATTGAGGCCATCCATGTTGTGCAGACCAACATGGGGGTTACGGGCACCACAGCGGCGGAGGCGGCCAGCACCATTGAGGGCAGTGTTGCCTCGGCAAAATCGGCGTGGACAAACCTTATAACAGGCATTGCGGACGAAAACGCCGATCTTGATACACTGATCGGGAATTTTGTGACAAGCGCTGAGACAGTGGCGGGGAATGTTGTCCCTCGTATCACACAGATTTTGTCTGGTATGGGGACAGCTATTGAGCAATTGGCTCCCATTCTTGCGGCAGAGGTACCAACGCTCATTGCTTCCGTCCTCCCGTCCATCGTGAACGGCGGGGCGCAACTACTTGTTGGACTTGTGACAGGGCTCGTCAGTGCTCTTCCGCAACTGGTGGCAGCAGTTCCGGGGATTATTGATACGATGATCACAAGCATATCAGAGGCGCTTCCACAAATCCTAAATGTGGGAGTGCAGCTTCTTGATCAGTTGACCACCGGTATTGAGACGGGTCTGCCCGATATGGTGTCCCGCATTCCAGAAATCATCACACAATTTCTGAATTACATCACAGAGCAGCTCCCAACGGTTCTTGACAAGGGTGCGGAACTGCTGAACAATCTCGTGAACGGCATCCTCGGGGCCATACCGGAAATGACTGCGGCCCTACCGGAAATCATCACCGCCTTTGTCCAGTTCATCACGGACAACCTCCCGACGATTATTGAATCGGGAATCAACATCCTTTTAAACCTAGTTTCCGGCATCATCGGCGCAATTCCGGATCTTGTCGCATCCATCCCGCAAATCATCAGCGCAATAACGACGGGCATTGCCAGGGCGCTACCCAAAATCATCCAGTCCGGCGTTTCGCTGCTCCAGAAATTTATTGAAGGCATCCTTTCCAATATTCCCGCGCTGGTGGCCGCTCTTCCCCAGATCATCAGCGCCATTGTGGAGGGCATCGGGGCGCTGATTGGCGGCATTGTTGACGTGGGCAAGAGCATTGTGGAGGGGATCTGGAAGGGCATCCAGGAAATGGCTGGATGGATTTACGACAAGGTTACAGGGTTCTTTTCCGGCATTGTGGACGGTGTGAAGGACTTCCTTGGAATCCACTCTCCCTCTACGGTGTTTGCCGACATGGGCAAAAACATGGCTCTTGGTCTTGGACAGGGCTGGGACAATGAATATGACCGTATCCGCCGGGATATCGAGGGTGGTATGGACTTCGGCACCGCAAGCGTGGACTTTGCGTCGTCCGGGTTGGGTGTGGCGTCCGCTGGTATGGTCAACGGAGTTTCAGCATCTGTGCAGGGAGCAGGGATGTCTGGAGGGAGTATTACAGTTAATCTAATGATGCCTGACGGCACCAAATTCGCCTCCTATCTGCTTGGCCCCCTGTCTAACTACGCAAAGGCAAACGGTACGCCAATTCTCCACCCAACGTAAGGCGGTGAAAACACGTGAATCAACTTGTATTGGATACCACAGGCACACCAGTTACCTTGCCGGAAAGCCAAAAGGGCGGCTATATCGCAGAGTTAAAACCGCTTTCCGTAGATGTGGAGATGGTCACCGGCAGGATTGTAAGAGAACTGCGCGGGAATGTATGGGTTTTGCGCTACCAATATGGATATTTCACGGATCAAATGAGGAACTCCGTGCTTTCCGCATGCGAAAAAGGGAGAGGACAGGCCATTACATGTTTGTTCCTTCCCCCGCACTCTGAACAGATGATCACATCAAAATTCATGGTAACAGAGCTGACCTATCCAAAATTTATGTGGAGCCGTCAAGTTATGGGTGAAATTGGTGACGAAGATGGAGAGCCCATAGAAACCCTTGTTCCCGTCCCAATGTGGGGTGATTTCTCGGTAGAACTAAGGGAGGTGAAACCCAGTGATTAGTTCGACCACAGCGTATCAGGCAGCGATTGTGGGCGACACCAGACGGATCTATTTACAAGCAGTCATAGATATTATTGACCCGGATATTACCTATGGCACAGTATCCAGCTCCGGCATGGCTAACGTATGCAAGTCGGAGCAAATTCACGACAAGGAGATGGAGATTGTTCCATACGCTACGCTTGAGGCTAACCGCTGGGCACTCAACGGGCAGTTCAAGCTGTTTCCACTCCATGGGGCCGATCATATCGGCTTCCTGGGGGATACCCTGTCCGGCGCGGATGGGGTGTTTTCCCCAGCGGTGTGGGTAGAGGAGCATTTTTCCAATGTCTCCATCCTTCAGGCGTGCTCCATCTACTTCCCATCAGCGGATTGGGACGGAGTGCCCGCCGACTTTACTGTGGAGGTCATGCAGGGCAGAACGGCCTACTACACCAAGACAGTGGCCGGCAATACTGCGTCCAGCATTGCATTGGACGGATTCACCGTTAACAACCCGGACGCTATTCGGGTGACGGTGACCAAATGGTCGAAAGAAAACCGCCGTATACGGATACCTGAAATTATTCCGGGCCTGTATGAGAAGTGGACAGGAAATGAGATTGCCGTGTTTTCTCTTAAGCACCAGGGGGACGTATCCTGTATGACACTACCGTATGGCACATGTACCATCAAAATGGACAACTTGAGCCGCCGCTTTGAGCCGCGAAGCAAAAATGGCGTATTCCAATCCATCGAAGAGCGCCAGGGCATCCCGGTCTCTATAGGAGTACGGCTTTCGGACGACACGGTAGAGTACAAGCCAGCCGGCGTGTTTTATCAGTACTCCGGCGGCTGGAAAACCGGAGACAACGGCCTGACCATGCAGTGGGATCTGGTCGATATTGTTGGCCTTTTGGCTGATCGTGAGTTTATCCCGCCGTCCATCCTGCCTACCACCCTGTCTGGCTGGATTTCCGCCCTAGTGGCCCAGATGGGAGAAAATTTCGCGGGCATGTACGCGGTAGACCCAAACTACGCAAGCGCGGAGGCAAGCGTCCGCGTGGCTGACGATGTGGTTGGTATGACATGCGGGGATATATTGAGATATGTCTGCATGGCGACGGGTACGTGGCCCAGGGCGGACGCAGAGACCGGATACCTGACCGCCGAACCCATGTGGAACCAGGGGAGTAAAATCACCCTGGACAACTTAATTGATTATCCGACCATGAAAGCCAACGCCGATATTGCCGCCTTGTTTTTTACGCTGAACGATGGGGACGACACCCAGTATGTGGTATCCGGGAACTCCACTGCCTCCAACGAGACAAAATCCATCCAAAATCCGTTTATTAAAACGCAATCCCAAGCGCTGACTGCTGCGCGGGCAATCCTGTCCACCTACGGTGGGAACAAACTAGAGATTGTAGGCCGTGGAGACCCGGCCTCTGAAATTGGGGATGTGGATACGGTCTGGTTGAATGAGAGCACCGCAACCACGGGCCGCAGAATACAGCAGGACTTATCTCTCCAGGATGGAGTCCTCCGCAATTGCTCCAGTGTGCTGCTCCAGGCTGATGGAATCTTCCTTTATGATGGCATGGAGGTGATCACCTCCAGCGGCGTGTGGACAGCACCAGCCGGGGCCACACAGCTACGGATTATCCTGGTAGGCAAGGGGGAGGGCGGAGGCCATGGAGAGCCTGGCACCATGGGCAGGCAGGAATCGGAAGACGGATATGGAGATAGTGAGCGTGGTGAATACGGCGCAGATGGTTCGGACGGCGTGGGTGGAAAGGTGTGGACAGCTACCATCGACATCAATCCACAACAGTCATTTGAGGTGTCTTTTGATGGTTTTAATACCATTTTTGGCCCTTACTCTAGCGCAAACGGTAATACATACCCACAGGGTTACTCTGATGTAGCCAGCGGCGAATCATACGCCCGCACCGGCGTAGCGTCACCTAAGCCAGGCAGCGGAGATGGCGGAGCCGGAGGAAAGGGTGGAGCTCCAGGCTATGGCGTGTATAAGCATTACACGTGGGAGGGCGGCGGCGCTACTACGTTTAAGGTGTATGCCGAGCCAGAGCCGGGGAAACCCGGAGTGGCAGGGGCACAGGGCTGTGCCGTTATCTATTGGGACAAGGAGGGGTGAGTATGTCCGAAACATGGACGCCGCTGGTTATTTCGGCCAGTTTTGCACCCAACCCCGTATCAGTCGGGCTACCCACCGTCCTGTCTGTCGTAGTCATCGACGCCCAGGGCGGAGAGCGGGAGGACCTCTGGCACAGTGGCGAGGTCCAGGCTGGGGAGGTGTAGTGCGTGGCGATTACCCAGGTGCGGGCGCAGTTCAATGGTCAGTGGTACATGCTGACCTACAACGAAGACGCCAGAGCCTATCAGACGGCTATCACGCCGGATACATTCTCCGGCGGTCAGCCGGATGGGTATTACGACGTAACGGTAGAGGCTATCAACGACAGCGGCGTGGTGGTGACTACAGACGGGGACAATCTGCCGGGCCTTCGGTTGGTGGTGCGGGAGACCATCCCGCCCATCCTGACCCTGGTATCCCCGGAGGCGGGCTATGTGACCACTAACACGCCTGCGGTGACGTGGACCGCCCAGGACAACGATGGCGGCTCCGGTATCGACCCGGACAGCGCCATAGTGAAGCTGGACGGGAAGGCAGTTCCGGCGGAGCAGGTGTCCGTCACGGCGGGCGCAGGCGGGACGTATACCATCACCTATACGCCAGGGACTGCTCTGGAGGAGGGGCCGCACACCGTCCAGGCGGGCATCAGCGACAACGATGGGAACGCAGCTACGATGGAGGCAAACTACATTGTAGATACCGTACCGCCTGTGCTGTCCGCGTTGCTGTCCTTCGAGGAGGTGGTAACGGATGCCTATACGGTTACCATTACGGGGCAAACCAACGATGCCACCGCTCCTCCAGTGACCATGACAGTGATGGACAACGGGGCGGTGGCGGGACACCCGGCCGTTGGGCCGGATGGACGATTTTCCATCCTCCTGAATCTGGAGGTTGGGGAGAACAACGTCACGGTCGTTTCCAAGGACGGGGCGGGGCTGACTACCACGGCCAGCTATTACATCATCCGCATGGTTACCGACCGAACACAGGATGATGTGGACGCCCTGAACGACCGTGGGACATACAACGCCTCTGATCTCAACCGGGTCAATACGGCCATGGCTTATCTGAACGGGTGGCTTTCGGATGCGGGATACGTCACCGGATATGTCGGCCAGGGTATTGCCTGGGCTATAGATGACATCCCGCTACAGGCACAGATGGCGGACTACCTGTCCAACGTTGGGGCGATCGGTGGCACGTTCTCCCTTGCCAACGCCCCAGCGCTCCCGGCCTCGATGGAGCTTCTGACCCATGAAGGGGCCAATCACATTGAGCGGGTTTTGGTGCTGACCGACCAGATCCGCGCCCGCTTGAAGCGGTCGCCATTTATGAGCGGCGAAATATTTTGTGGTGAGGTGTAACGATGCAAGACGGAATCATAGCTGGTAATGGAAACAGTCGGTATTTAAAAACGGTGGCGGCAGCGCTTTCCCTGTATCCTACCTATGAGGATTTTATCACGGCGCTGATCGCTGGGACATTTCCTATTGACCTGAACGGGATCAATGAGGCAGGGTGGTCGCAGAAGGGGACACCCCTGAACAAATTTACCCTGGTAAGTGACACCACAGAAACCAAGATATGGGGTTCAGCCGGGAACCATACAGTTGACCAGGTGTTCGGGAAGATACTTGGCTCAATCGGATATTATCTGATAAAGGAGTACACATCGCCGGGGAACTACACCTATACGTTCAACCGCAAACATGCAGATATTTTTGTGGTTGTGGTTGGCGCTGGCGGCGGCGGCGGTTCGCGTGGCGACAAAGGTGGTGGAGGCGGCGGAGGCGGAGCTGCGGCGTACTATCACATTTTGGACAGCGATAGCATCGAAAATAAAAATATTGTTATCGGGACAGGCGGTGCCGGGGCGAATGCATCAGTCGGAGACGGGGTTGAGAAGAGTGGAGGAAACGGAGGGACCAGCAGCGCTTTTGGGATTATAGCGCCTGGCGGGAACGGAGGTAATGGTAACGGTAGTGGCACGGGTGGAGGCGAACCTCCTTGGACAGGCGGTAGCGGAGGCGATGGGGGCTACAATACCGGGAAACCAGGTGAGGACGGTCCTAATCTTGATATTTTGGGGTTTAAATTTTTCTGCGGCGGCGGCGGAGGCGGCGGGGATGAAGCCCTTAATGACCCTCCTACATTAGGAGGGGCCGGAGGCGCTGGTGGGGGCGGTGCTGGAGGTGCGGGAGCTACCGGCCAGACCAATGCAACAAATGGTACTGATGGAACCCGCGGCGGTGGCGGAGGAGGTGCTGGAGCGGGATGGGCTTTCCGCTCCAGCGAGAATAAGCCCAGCGGTAATGGCGGTAAAGGTGGCGATGGATATGTGGCGATTTACGCAAGAGGTATTTCTTGATGAAAACAGTCTATTTAAATGAGGATAACACTGTCCGCGAAATCATCCCGGAATATGCACTTCCGCCGGAGAAGTGGTATAGCGAGGCATTTGCACGGCGCTGTGTAGAGGTACAGGACGATGTAGAGCAGGGGTGGCTCTACAACCCCGAAACGGGACAGGCCGCCCCGGACACAAGACCGTCGGGGCCGGAATCGCCCTCGGCAGAGGACATTACTCTGGAGATGCTGGCCGACCATGAGGAGCGGCTTTGCATGTTGGAAATCACCACTAATACTGTCTAAGAAAGAGGGGAAGGACATGAACACGGTATTTAATCTCTGCAAGCTGCTTATTGACCGGGGCCGCACCGACGGCCTACAGGACAAGATGGATGTCTATCTCGCCGCCGACCGACTCACCCCCGAGGAGTACCAAGAGCTGGCCGCTCAACTGACCAAATAGAAAGCCGCCCTGTCTGGGCGGCAGAGGTCAATCCTTTGGAGCAAAGCGGGAGGGGGCTTCCAGTGGCTTCCCGGTGCGCCAATCGCGGTTTGGGTCGTGAGCGGCCCAAGCCTCCGCGCCGCACTTTTCGCACTTTTGGCCTTCCCACAGCCACTCGCGCTGACCGTTGACCCATGTGGATGGGCACACAGCTCCGCACTTGGAGCAGATTACAACGATATTCATAAGGCACCTCCACCATCACGTAAGAGAAAACCGCGGCGGCCCTGATCACAGATCCTTTGGGAGGTAAATCTATGGTCAAGAGGGATAAAGGGCCACCACGGCTGAAAAAAGTATACCACAAAACAAAAATGAAAGGAAGTACCACAATGAAAACCATCAACTGGAACGAGCTCACCCCCGCCTGCTACGCGATCGCCAATGCCAACGATGTGGATGTGGGTGTAGGCGGCAGCATGGTACAGAACAACATCCGCCACGGCAGGGCGGTGGACATCGGCGCGGAAAATCTGCCTGTAGCTTTCCGGCCTGACTGGGATGCCCTAGGAGCTAATGTAGATCTGGCCGCAGAGAACGACGAATTTAACGCCTGGATCAGAAAGCGCCAGAATAACGTCAAGTCCCTGGCCGCCCTGTGGAACGCAAATGACTATCAGGGCATGGTTGAGCTGATGGAGAACGCCGCCGACCCCGGCCCCATCAACGGCGAGAAGCCCAGCGACCATGAGTAAGCTCATTACATACATCCCGCTCTCGTCCGTGGAGCGGATTGAGCTGAGAGTCACCAACTGCCGCAAGACGCTCTCTCAGGTCAAGGCTGAAACAAAGGCCCATTACGTGCTCAATGGCGGCATGTGGAACCCAGACGGCTCGGCCTGCCCGCTGCTCAAGGTGGGCGGGGTAATGCGCTCCGGCACGCCCTGGAGGGCGATGGGCTACGCCTGGGATAAGGGCCCCGACATCCACATGACCTCCGAGTACGAGGGAGCGGATAACTTTATCGCGGTGACCGCCCTCGTTACCTCCGGTAAGCCGGTGGATAAGCCCTCCTACGGATCAGCCCAGGGAGACAAGAGGGGGCGGAGCGCTATCGGCCTGCGCGGTGGCAGTCTGGCCCTCTACTGCTCATCGGATGGCACCGACGCAGCAACGCCGGAGGCGCTGCGGGACGAGCTGGCCGGGCTGGGCTGGGCCTCCGCCGTTATGCTGGATGGGGGTGGCTCCAGCCAGTGTGACTTTGGCGGAGAGCGCATCACCGCCAGCCGCAAGGTGCATAACTGGATTTGCGTGTATCTCAAGCAGGCGGAGCAGACACCGCCGGAAGAGGAGGACAAGCCTATGAGCAAGCACACTGTATGCCTTGACCCCGGACACGGGCCGGGCAACGTCAACGGTTCCCCGGACGGCACCTACAAAGAGTGGGAGTTTACGTGGGACATGGCCCAGCGTATCAAACCGCTGCTGGAGGCCCAGGGGGTGGGCGTGGTGCTCACCAAGACAACGGACAACTACCCCAGCCTGACGGAGCGGGCCAACATCAGCAATAAGGCGCAGCCGGATTGCTTTGTGAGCATCCACACCAACGCCGCCGGGGAGGGAGGCTGGTCAAGCGCGTCCGGGCTGGAGATCTACACCAGCGCCGGGCCCATGACGGCCCAGCGCAATGTGCTGGCCTCCAAGCTGGTCAACGCCTTCCACGCCGCCGGGGTGTCCCTGCGGAGTAAACCTATCAAGCACAAGCTGTATACTGTGCTTGCCAAGACCGACGCCCCCGCCGCGCTAATTGAGTATGGCTTCCATACCAACAAGATGGACACGGAGTATCTCAAGGATAGCAAGTACCGGGACAAGCTGGCCGAGGCCACCGCAAAGGGTATCTGTGAGTTCCTGGGCGTAGCGTGGCAAGGCGAAACGGGAGAGGACAATGCGGAGGACACCCCGGACATTTGGGCCGCTGATGCGTGGCAGAAGGCCAAGGACAAGGGCGTGCTGGATGGCACCCGGCCCCGCGATAATATGACCCGGCAGGAGCTGGCCGTCGTGCTGGACAGGCTTAATCTGATTTGATGGAGGTACATATCATGGACATTTCTTCTTTGGGCATCACCGGAGTGGCGGTTATCACTGTGATCTGCTTCCTGGTCGGGCAGTTGGTCAAGGCCACCGGCCTGGACAACAAGTGGATTCCCATCATCTGCGGTGCGTTTGGCGCGGCGCTTGGCATCCTCGGCATGTTTATCATGCCAGAGTTTCCAGCCTCGGACTATTTGACCGCCGCCGCCGTTGGCATCGTCTCCGGCCTTGCGGCCACTGGTATCAATCAGGTCTATAAGCAGTTGACTAAGGAGGGCTGATGCCCATGGAGTGGGTAGGCCCACTGATTTCCGGGGCTGCCGTGGTTCTGGTGGCGATCATCGAGGCTGCGGCGGCCCGAGAGCGGAAGCGCATCAAATCTGACAACCAGAAGAGCGATGCCCTTATGAATGGGGTACAGGCCCTGCTAAGGCGCGAAATCATTGCCGAGTACAACCACTACTCCGAGCAACGTTATATCCCGATTTATGGGATGGAGAACGTGCTGGACATGTACAATGCCTACAAGGAGTTGGGTGGGAATGGGATGGCGGCAAAACTGGTGGAGGCACTGAAACAACTGCCCACTGAGCCGCCGGAGGACGAAAGGACGTGACTGAATGAGCGCAAGGGCGAAGTTACCGGATCCGCTGGATAAGCTCTTGCGCTCTGAGCTGGAAACGGCCATCAAAGAGGCCTCGTTGTATCGAGACGATGAGTTGATAGCCCGCCGGTACATTATCGAAAAATGGCCGCAGATGGATATTGCGGCAGAGCTTGGATGGCGTAGGGCAACGGTAGGCGACCACATCAAGAACATCTTGCCCCGCGTGTCCGACGTTGCAACCAAGCTATACACAATCCGTACATAAGACGTACATAACCCCGACTGGAACCGAACCCAGCCGGGGTTATTTTATGCGACAATATAGACATGGAGGACGTGAGGATACAGGGTTGGTACACGTCGCCGCCCTCCTCACGGACTCCTTATTTTTGTGGACAGGACGTGTTTGAGATGACTTTGATTGAGAGGATGGTAGCCGCTGGCATGTCCCGTGATTGTGCCGCTGAAACAGCGATGTGGTACATGGCACAGGGAGATGACGATGGACTGGAGGACTATGTGATCGCGCTGGAGACAAGCCATGTGGAGAAACCATAACGAAAACCCCGATGGACGCAACGTAGGGGACTGCACCATCCGGGCCATTGCAAAGGCCCTCGGACAGAGCTGGGAGGAGACCTATGTGGGCGTCGCCATCCAGGGCTACATGATGCGGGATATGCCGTCGGCCAACCATGTGTGGGGAGCCTCCCTGCGCAGCCGTTGCTTTGACCGGGACATGATACCCAACTCCTGCCCGGACTGCTACACGGTGGCCGACTTTGCCGCGGAGCATCCCGAAGGCACCTATATTCTGGCCCTGTCCGGGCATGTGGTGTGCGTGCAAAATGGAGACTGGATTGACACCTGGGACAGCGGCGGGGAAATACCGCTCTACTACTGGCACAAGGAGGCGTAACCCATGAGCTACCCTTACTATGGATACCAGCAGCCGCAATATTACCAGCCGCCCATGCCGGATCAGCTTGCACAGCTCCGTGGGGCGCAGTTTCAGCCCATGCCCCAGCAGATGCCGCAGGCACAGCCCCAGCAGGCGCAGGCCAGCGGCCAGAGCATGGTATGGGTGAGCGGTGAGGCGGAGGCAATGGCCTATCTGGTGGCCCCTAACAGCGCCGTGGCGCTTTGGGACAGCAACTCACCCACCATCTATCTCAAGCAGGCGGATGCCAGCGGGAAACCGTCCATCAAGGTCTATGACCTCGTAGAGCGCACCAGCGGGGCCAGAACGGCGCAAGCCCCACAGGGCGTGGAGTTTGCCACAAAGGCCGATCTTGAGGCCCTGGCGGCCCGTGTGGACGCGCTGGCAGCTCCGAAAACGACTGCAAAGAAGAACGCGAAGGAGGATGCAGAATGAATCCCTTTTTCGGAGTCATGGGCGGCGGTGGCCGCCCCAACATGATGCAGCAGTTTCAACAGTTCATGCAGCAGATGAAGGGCAAAGACCCAAATGCTATCATCAATGAAATGGTCTCAAGCGGAAAAATCTCGCAGGAGCAATTAAACCACGTCCAACAGCAGGCCCAGCAGATGTCGGGCATGTTTGACGGCATGCGGGGAATGTTCGGCAAGTAATCAAAATCCCGGCCGGGTTTTGAAAATAAAACAAAGGAGAATTTACATGAGTCTTTCTTCTGACGGCGGCACCGTTATGACGATGCCGGTTCAGCCCGCCTATCAGGGCGGCAACGGCGGCTTTGGTTGGGGCGGTGACTGGTCCAGCTGGATCATCCTGTTCCTTATCTTCGGCCTGTTCGGCGGTTGGGGCGGCTATGGCGGCTTCGGCGGCGGGAACGGTGTGAACGGCCCCGGCTTCCAGGGGTACGCTACCCGTGCCGATATCAATGAGGGCTTTGCCCTGAACGGCCTCCAGAACGGCCAGACCTCCATCCGGGACGCCGTGACCAGCGGATTCCACGGTGTGGATACCGCTGTGTGTAACCTGGGCTATCAGACCCAGGCGGGCTTCAATGCCCTGGGTGCTCAGTTGGCTTCCTGCTGCTGCGACACCCGGGAGGCGATTCAGGGGGTGCGGTACGACCTCGCCACCACCGCCTGCGCTACGCAAAACACCATCCAGAATACCACTCGGGACATCATCGACAACGCCAACGCCAACTCCCGGGCAATCCTGGACTTCCTGACTCAGGATAAGATTGCTACTCTGACGGCCGAAAACCAGAGCCTGAAGTTCCAGGCTTCTCAGGCGGCCCAGAATGCTTTTATTACCGCGAATCAGGAAGCCCAGACCGCCGAGTTGATCCGCCGCATCAACCCCATGCCCGTGCCTGCCTACCAGGTGCCCAACCCCTATACCGGCTGCTGCGGCTACAATAACTGCGGCTGCTAAAACCCAATACATCAACTTCCGAGGATTCCTTGGATGTTCGGCCCCGTGCCGATTTTGAACCATGCGGCGGGGCAATAGCCTCGCCGCTTATTTTAACCTGGTCGATTTCGACCACTTTAGAAAGGAATGATTTTATGGCTGAATTTACTGGCGTATTTGTTCAGCAGGTGGCCGCCGGGCAGAATGTGTCCTTTACTGAGACGCCTGTCAGTGGCTCTAACTGCATTGTCCACCGGGATGGCGCTGGGATTGTCACCCTCCGGGGGCAGACCAACCAGTGCCGCGCCCGCTACAAGGTCGTGTTTGGCGGAAATATTGCGATTCCCACCGGCGGGGCAGTTGGCCCGATTTCCCTGGCGATCGCCGTTGAAGGGGAGCCACTGGGCAGCGCTACCGCCACGGTGACCCCCGCCGCAGTAGGCGATTTCTTTAATGTATTCGCTGCGGTATTTGTTGAGGTTCCGCGCGGCTGCTGCGTGACGGTGGCAGTACGCAACATCAGCACAGAAACGATTGAGGTCAGCAACGCGAACCTCATTGTTGAGCGCGTAGCCTGAAAGGAGAGGATACTATGAAAGCACTATACGAGCTGAAAGAAAAATTCGAGATGGAGCTGGAAGAGCTGGCCCGGAAGGGTGAACTGGGTGCGGGCGACCTGGAGCTGGCCCACAAGCTCACTGACACCATTAAGAATATCGACAAAATCTGTGCACTGGAGGAGGACGGCGGCTATAGCCGGGCCGGCGATTGGGAGGCCGATATGCGCGGTACTTATGGCCGCGGCTCCAGCTACCGTGGACGCAAGCGGGACTCTATGGGACGGTATAGCCGGGATGGCCGCATGGACGGTTATAGCCACCACAACGCCAGAGAGTCTATGATGGAGCTGGCCCGCGAAATGATGGAGAACACATCCAGCGAGAGAGAGCGCGAAGCCATCCGCCGGTTTATGACTGAACTGGAACGGGATTGATAGGGGGTGACCCCTTTGCTTGACCGCAAGGAGATAGATATTGAGATTGCCCGACTGGAATATGGGGAGAGCAGTTACCCGGCCTACGCTAAGCTTGCTAACCTGTATACCATTCGGGATCGGATGGACAGGGAGGTGCATCCAGCACCATACGAGGTATCCTACTCCGCTGCTCCGGCAGCCCTCGAGGATTCCTCGGTAGTTGGGGAATATGGAGACAGTGATTTCCTGCGGGCTGTCTCCGGTGTTGACCAGCACGACGCCTGGGCCATCATGGATGACCTGATGGACACGTTGCACACCGTCAATCCTCGCGTGTACGAGGGTGTAATGCGCAAAATACGGGCACTATAAATCTAGGCCCCCAAAAGAAGGGGGCCTAGACTTTTTTGCCAACTCGAAAAGACCTCAAAGGCGGCTCTTTGATTATATACATTAAAATTCAGTTCAACGATATTTAAATGGTCGGAAAATTTCCACCACCATTTCCACCGCCTTATGTTCCGTAATATGCTGTTTTTTGCTTTTATGATTATATGTTAGAGAAAAATAAAAATCCATGAAACCCTTGCGATATCAAGGATTCCATGGATTTCTTCTTTCGCCCTACAACCGGGCGTTTTGGTGGAGACGACAGAACTCGAATCAGTTTGTTTTTTAATCCTCTCGCCTTAGAGCCGCAATGTATATAGTTTAGCCAGTTTTTCGACTTCCACCACTATTCCCACCAGTGCCATCTAAGAGCGCAATCCCGCTATGCAACACTGTTGCATCTGTATGTGTATAAATATTAGCCGTTGTTTGGATGTCCGAATGCCCCATAAGTTCCTTTGCTACATTAAGCGGAACACCTGCACGTTGTAGATCTGTGCAAAAGGTATGCCTCAGGCAGTATGGGGTCAAATCCTTTGATACAGGGCCTAGCGTCCCCAGCTCCTTGCGGAAGCTTTTCCATGCCCTGCGCATGGCGCTCTCAGTTTGGATAACCCCATTTTGGTTCGGAAAAACCAGGGCGAACGGTTCGCCTTTTGCCTCCTTAAGCCGCCAGCCGAGATCACTATGGATGGGGATGTCCCGTATACCTGAACTTGTTTTCGGGCCTTTTACATCTCTGGAGCCGCTCTCTTTCGCTGTGTGGACGTGTATCTCGTTATGCTCGAAATCTACATCTGACCAAGTAAGGGCTGCCGTTTCTCCTGGTCTCATACCAGTATATAGTAATGTGAGCACCCATAATCCGGCCCGATGGTGCTCAGCAACAGCCAAAATGGCCTTGCGCTCGTCCTCAGTGATAGAGCGTCTTTTCCCCTCGTGATAGGTGGGCAGCTCCAGTAGCTCGGCGGGATCGTATGGGATAAGGCGGGATTGCCTGGCCCTGCGGAACATCTCCTGCAACACCATGCGCAGTTTTTTTACATGGGATGCAGAGCGCCCGGCCTGCCCGTTAAGGATGCGCTGGAGGTGCACGTCTTTAACATCCTTCAATTTCAAGTGACCAATAGCGGGCTTGATATAGTTATCGTACTTTTCATCGTACATTTTCAACGATTTAGCTGTGAGCCCTTTTGGCTCCTTGTAGAGCTCCAGCCATTGCTTATACCAAGCGTTGACGGTCATGGAGCCGCCTACGGTTTCCTCACCGCGCTTTGCGGCGGCCAGCTTGTCCGCTAGCTTTTTCAGTGCCTCCAGCTCCGTTTTCCCGGTAGCTTCATACTTTTTCCCATTGTAGCGAGCCGTTTTTCTGATGTAATCCATTGACTTTACCCCCCATTCTGGTAAAATAGAGGGGTGATATGGCGGCCAAACCTTATCACCCCTATGTGAGCCGTCCCTGGTGTTCCAGCACCGGGGGCGGTGTTTTTATTGCGCCTTTTTCAGTTTCTCCAGGATGGCGCTCTGGCCCTCTGCGAGCAAATTAAACCGCTTTTCAAATTTGGTTTCCATCATCATTACGGTGTTTTTGGTGATGCGCTGTTCAGCGTCCGCGATAATGGATTGGATTGCCTGCAAATCTTTTTCGTCCAGCATGCATAAAACCTCCTCGGGATTTAGTTATCAATGCTTTAATGCAGAGCAAATAGCTCCTGCTATCAGCGCTGCTGCAATCAAAAGGCCACATACTGCTGCGCCTATATTTGAAGGGATACAGCCAAACCCACCCAGCAAAAGAACAATAGTTAAAACGATATACCATGCACGCTTGTAAAAAGGTTTATATGGCTTTTGTATGGGGGCGTGCTCAGCAACCGAAGAGCGGGCGCTTTTTCTCTTGTGCTTTCCACCTATGCGGGAGGTGTAGGACATACCTGTACCAGGCGCAGAAACTCTCGTCGTTACTCCGGTTTTTGTGTTAATAGACACGCCACCAAACTTATTCCCAACACTGATCCCTGTGCTTTTCTTCCCCAGATTGAGCTTTACTCCTGGAGCTATTTTTATGCTCTTCCGAAAGCGGAATCCCATAAAATCACCTTACCTTACACATTTCTCGCAAGGAGTAAGGCCCATATCGGTAGCAGTCTGCATCGGCACTTCAAAATAAGTTCCTCCGTTGCACGTGCTATCATAATGGTACTTTTCGCCTGTCTGGGTGATATAAACCGGCCTTTCGGCGGCGGGAGTATCCAGGGTCACGGTAGACGTAGCACCATCCCATCCCACCTCTAATCCAAGCGTATCAGATACGGCGCGAACAGGGAGATATGTAGTCCCATCAATGGCAAACGGCTCTACAGCTTTCCCATTAGCGTCTACAAGAGTTACCCGCTTACCATCTAATGTAACTTTGATATCGTTGTAATCAAGAGCTACTGTTTTCTGTCCAACCGTAGCCGCCGCAGACCCAACTAACCCTACAACAGTAGCCGTAACGATGCAACCGGACACAAAACTTTTGATATTTCCCTTCATAATATATTCCTCCTCCTATCACCGCCCTCCAGCGGTTTGGCTACTAAAAATACAATTCTGTTTCTAGATTCCCATTCTGTTTGGCAATCGTAGGTTGATGTACCATATCATAAACACAGTCCAATAATCCGTTCTTCTCCAACGAAGCAATCTCTTGGCATATAGAAAATAAGCTGCCACAATTTGGTGATAACACATATTGCTTAAATAGAACTAACGTTCTATAATGATAAACAAGGGGAGCAAAATTCCCGACCAAAATATTGGTAAGGTACAAATTGGGAGGAGGGCGCGAAATGACGCCAAATGGAGAAAAAGTTGAAATGCTTAAAAAAGAAATTGAACTTGTCATGGAGCGGAACAGAAATGAAACATATCTGAAATCACTCCTTACGCGCGCCCTCGTCCTCGAAAAACTACATAATAAGTGATAAAAAAGGCTCCGGGAAACCGGGGCCTTATTTTTTTGTAAAGCCGTCTATCAGTTTTCTGATGGCGGCTTTTTCGTCGTCTTCCATAAACCAATATGCCTTAATAATCCGCTTAATCAGATCATCATCAGACATGTGGATCTGCTCCATGACTTCGAGGAATTCCTCGTCCTCGTCCCTCTGGATATGGGGATCTCCTTCCCCGGTACGTAGCCAGAGCTCGGAGATGTTAAATTCACGGCAGATGTCGGCAATGGTGCGATCGCTAGGAATGCAGTTTGGATCTTTTCCTAATTTGGAAATGTATGCTGGAGTAACGTTAATTTTACGGGCAAAATCACTTTTGTTTCCGCCCTTTTCTTCAACCACTTCCATAATTCGCTCAGCTATGGTTTTCACTATTTACACCTCCTACTCTGTACAACGAAGTATATCATGGAGATAATCAAAATGCAAGAGAAAAATTCAACTGGGTTGAAATAAATGCTTGACATTTAAACTTGGTTGATATATTATTGTACCAGGTTGAAAGCTTGTCAGGAGGTGAAACTATGCATGTGAATTTGGAAAACCTGGCCGATGCCCAGAGTATTGCCGACAACCTGGCCCTTCTCCCCAAAGAAGCGCTCCTCTATATCGCTGGATATGCTGAGGGGCGGCGGGACAGGCCCGCACGGAAACGCAAGAAGAAAGATAGCACCAATGGAGAAAAAGAAGCCCGCCCGTGACGGGGCGGGGCACGAAAGGAGGTGAGCGGGGTGAAGATCATCATCGAAGCTGATTCGAAAGAAATTGCTGACCTCGTACTTACACTACAAAGCCAGCGGAATCAAGATGAAATTGCTAAGAACTATACGATAGATATCTTTGGAAACAAATACCTCGATTACGAAAGTGGGGGCCGGGGATGTTCCAATGGATAGCTTTAGCTTTTGCGGCGCTTGAAGCAGGGTACATATTTATTTGTTGGTTCTTTGATGAGGAAATAAATGCGACAACGGTTTCTTTGCTTTCCGCAATAACGATTTTTTGGATAGCAATGCATTTCTTCGTTTCATAAGTTTAAAGGAGCACAACAAAAAGCGCCCCGGCCAGTGCACCACCACCGACCAGGGCATGACACCACGTATCGTAGCTACGAGGTATCGGAGACAGTATATCACATCCTCCGGCCTCTGGCAAGATTGGAGGATTTTTTATGACCAAAGATGGACAGCTCAACGAGAGCAGCACGAAGCGGGAGATTGAGAACCGCTTCACCAATGCACGCCGCGTCATGGACGACCTATGCCGGGCCTATTACGGGATGACTTGGGATGAGCATGAGCGGTTGCATGGGAAGGAGGAGAACGCAAATGAACGCACAGAGCGCAATCAGCCGAGCGATTGCTGAGAAACGGCGGCTGATGTTTGAGCGGCATGGAGGGATTATGTCCTCCACAGATGTGGCGCGGGAGGTAGGCTACTGCCCGCGGGCATCCAGCGGCGACCGCTGGGCGGCGGAGCATGATATACCCGCAATCCGCATGGGGCCTCGTAAGCGGGGCTATGAGACAGATTTGGTGGCAAAGGCCATCGTGCAGGGGAGGGGAATGGTATGAGCAAGACAAGATATGAGCGCCGCCGGGCCCGCCGGGAGGCTGTGAGTGCGGCAGTGTTTGCCGCCTGCATCGTGATAGCCTGCGGGCTGCCGAACTGGGTGGAGTGGCTACTATGAACCGCTATCTGATTACGAGCGTCGCGGCCCTGTTCCTTTTACTGGCGCTGATTGCACTAGTTGAAATCATCTGGGGCCAGGAACCGGAGCAGCCAGCCATTGAGACCCCGGCAGCAACCACCACTCCGGCCCCCACGCCCACCGGCCCGCTCACCATCCAGATCACCGGACTGGAGGGCGCGGAGAGCATCGACGATGTGTGGGCGGTCATAGAAATCCCACATTGAGGAGGGAGCAAAATGGACTTAAAAAAGATTTTGGACGAGCATCTCCTTTGGCTGAATGGAGAGGGCGGCAGCCGTGCCAACCTGCGCGGTGCCAACCTGCGCGATGCCGACCTGCGCGGTGCCGACCTGAGCTGTGCCAACCTGCGCGGTGCCGACCTGAGCGGTGCCAACCTGCGCGGTGCCGACCTGAGCGGTGCCAACCTGCGCGATGCCGACCTGAGCGGTGCATCTATGGATCAAATGATATGGGATATTCATACAGTTTTTTACCCGCTGCAATGCCCAGATTCCGGTTCTTATATCGGCTATAAAAAGGCAAGTGGCCTTGTTGTGGAGTTGGAAATCCCCGCAGATGCACGCCGGTCCTCCGCTACTAGCCGAAAATGCCGCGCCAGTAAGGCCAAGGTATTGAGTATCACAGATATCAACGGAAATCCTGCTGGCGGCCAGGTAAAGAGCAATTATGATCCGGACTTTGTTTATACCATAGGGGAAACCGTTGAAGTGTCTGATTTTGATGATGACCGCTGGAACGAGTGCTCTACTGGCATTCATCATTTTATTACACGGGCGGAAGCCGTTATTTACGAATAAAAGCGCCGCTCCCCGGTGTGCGAGACCGGAGGGCGGCAAGGGAAACATTTGTTTATTTACATTTTATGACGATTAGAAAGGAAAGTCAAATGAAATTGTATCAAAAGCGCAATGGAAATATGTCCAATCAGGACTGGCTTGACCTTGGTACGCTTCTTCTCAAGCTGGGCTATGTAGTTTCCATAGGAAAGGAGAAGCAAAGCGGATCTATGTACCGTTCTTATATCGAAATCCAGGGAAACGGACTGGAGAAGGAGGAGCTGTAATGCACATCCCATTGTATGACAGCCAGACGACTCCGGCATCTGCTTATTGCGAGAAGTGCCGCCAGGAGGTCTACCACGGCGAGGCCCGCTTCCAGTGGGAGGGGCGGTGGCTCTGCCCGGACTGCTTCCGGGCCGCAGTCAACAAGGCCCTGCGAGACAGCCCGGAGCAGGTGGCGCTGGAGATGGGGCTGGAAGTGGAGCGGTACGTATGAGCCGCGAGACCTGCGTGCGCTACTACACCACCGGCACAGCCACCGTGGCCGTCCATTTCCCCAATGGGCTGACGGTTTGCCAGTGGTGCCCCTACATCCAATACCGGGAGGGCCTCAAGCGCCACCAATGCGCCTTCACCGGCGAATTTCTGCCGTACCCGTTTGACGGGATGGGGAACGAGTGCCCGATTACATTTGATAAGGAGGACAAGCAACATGAGTTTGACAGTTAAGGAGACCAAGGGCGGCGGCGGCGCCCCCATTGAGCCAGGAGCGTACCCGGCCCGCTGCGTGGGCGTGGTCGATCTTGGCATCCAGCACAACGACTTTAACAACAAGGATCAAGAAAAGGTACGGCTTATTTTTGAGCTACCCACGGAGCGCGTGCAGGTGGACGGTGAGGACAAACCCCGCTGGCTCAGCAAGCCCTACACCGCCTCCCTCCATGAGAAGTCCACCCTGCGCCACGATTTGGACGCCTGGCGCGGTAAGCCCTTTACCCAGGAGGAGCTGGCCGGGTTCAATCTGGCGAATGTAATCAACGCCCCCTGTTTACTTACCGTGGTCAACCAGGAGGGCAAGAATGGCGGTACTTATGCGAAGATCGCCGGTATTTCCAAGCCTATGAAGGGAATGGAGGTTCCGCCCCTTGAAAACGAGACGATTCAGTTTGACATGGATGCAGAGGACGCCGAAGAGACACTGAAAAAGCTTCCAACCTGGATGCAGGAGGAAATCCAGAAGTCCGTGACCTGGAAGGCGAGGACGTCCGGCCCTTTTGAAGATGCCGACGAGGACGGTGAGCTCCCGTTTTAAGGAGGCCTCCGCCCTATGGAATACATTAAAATCCCTATAATCTGCGCCGACGCCATTTTGGCCCTCGGAGAAGCGGAGTGTGGCCGGTTGCTTATGTCCCTTCTGGAATACAGTAGGGGCGGAGGTACGGTTGAACCCCGTGGTGCTGAGAAGTCAATCTATCTAATTTTGAAAGCGCAGATGGACAAGGATACAGAGACAGGGCGGAAACGTGCGGAGAACGGGCGGAAAGGCGGCATAGCAAAGTCTAGCAAATTAAAGCAAAATCTAGCAAGAGATAGCATGCCCCCTTCCCCGCTTCCTTCTCCCCCCACACCCCCCATATCTATTCCCCCATCCCCCAAAGAAAAACCCCCTAAAGGGGGTAAAAAGAAAGTCCCCCCAACGGTGGAAGAAGTCCGCGCCTATTGCCAGGAACGGGGGAACGGCATAGACCCGGAGGCCTTTGTGGACTTCTACGCAGCGCGGGGGTGGAAATACGGAGCAGGGCGGCCCATTGTAGACTGGAAAGCCGCCGTGCGAACCTGGGAAGCCCGCCGAAGGGCGGAGCAGCCAGCCACTACGGAGACATACCGCCCCAGGGCCTATCACCTGGAGCGGGACGAGGATGGACAGGAGGTTGTAGTCTATGACGATTGACGCACTGGAGGCGGAGAGCGCGGTATGCGGCTCTATCCTGCTGGACGATGCATGTCTACCAGAAGTGCTGGAGCACCTGACAGAGGCGGATTTCGTGCTGGAGGCGAACCGGTCGATTTTCCGGGCGGCGGTTGAGCTTTACCGGCGTGAGGAGCCGGTAGACCCTGTGAGCATCCGGGCGGAGGCCAGGGGTGCAGTCAGCGACGCCTACATGATGGAGCTGATGCAGGCCACCAACACAGCGGCCAACGCCGGGATTTACGCGGAGGAGACCCGGCGGGCGTCCATGCGGCGGAGCCTGGTTGCCCTCGGTCAGGAGCTGGAGCAGCGTGCGTCTACCCTGGAGGACACCCCTAGGGAGCTGATTTTCACCGCTCAGCGGAAGCTGGAGGCCATTGAGGCCCAGGACACCGCAAGGGAGCTGGCTACCTCCGGGGACACTCTGCTGGCCTATTACCGGCACCGGGAGCGGGTGGACGCCGGTTCTGGCGGCTACGTCCCTACGGGCTACCGGAGCTTAGACCGATTGCTGGGCGGCGGTCTGCTGAACAGCGGATTTTACATTCTGGCCGCCCGGCCCGGCATGGGCAAGACCACTTTTGGGCTGGCTGTGGCGGATCAGGTAGCCCAACAGAATGGGCCAGTGCTCTTCGTGTCCCTGGAAATGGATGAGGAGCAGTTGGCCGCCAAGCGGCTGGCGCGGGCCGCCGGGATTTCCTATGACGCCCTCATGATGGGCAATCTTGGGGACGAAGAGCGGGCCCGTGCGGCGGAGTGGAGTTCGAAGGTGTCCCAGATACCTGTCTACACAAACCGCAAGCCCCGCGCCACCGTGGACGATATCGCCAACATGGCCCGGAAGGTTAAAGGGCTCAAGCTGCTGGTGGTGGACTATTTCGGGCTGATCCGGACAGAGGAGCGGGCTAAAAACCGCTATGAGGCTATGACCGAGGTGTCCGGGCAGCTCAAGGCGCTGGCGAGAAAGCTCAAAGTACCGCTGCTCTGCCTGGCGCAGATCAACCGGGAGAACGCACAGCGGCAGGATAAGCGGCCCCAGCTCTCTGACCTGCGGGATACCGGGGCACTGGAGCAGGATGCGGATGGCGTAATCTTTTTACACTGCAACAGCTATTACAACCAGGAGCGGCCCGACCCGTGGGAGCCCGACTATATGCAAATTATTTTGGCGAAAAACCGGCACGCCAGCACCGGTACGTGCGACGCGGCGTTCTACCGGGCGGTGGGGCGGATTATACCAGCGAGGTGATATCAGTGACAGACGAAAAGGCGGCGGATGTTTTGTCCGCCCTGAGAGACAAACATCGCGCCATTATGGAGACCGGATCCGAGCTGGCTCAGGTGCATGGCCAGATTGTGGAAGCCCTGAACTGGGCGCTGGAGATACTTAGACATGGGAACGATTCGGTTTGATATACCATACCCGCCCACGAAGAAGGGCAAGTCGGCCTTCTGCCGCCGGTTTGGGCTGAATGCCTACTACTCCGGCAAGCACTGGGCGCAGCGGAAGAAGGACGCCGACGAACTTCACGCGCTGACCCTGGCCGCCATGCGGCGGGCCCACGTCCGCCGAGCCGTGTTCCAGCGCCCCGTCAGCCTGACGTTCCTGTTTGACGATGGGCTAGACTGTTCCAATCACGCGGTCATCATAAAAGCCGTGGAGGACGCCATGAAGGGCTGGGTCATCGTAGACGATAACCCGCGCTATGTGAAGTCCATCACCACCGGGTTTCATGACGCCGGTTGCATCCAGGTGGAGGTGATGGAGCTTTGATAACCGCAGACCCCTACGGCATCAGCGGAGCGGTGGCACCCTGGCGCAGTCTGGACGCGATGGAGCCGGTCGCGGAGCGCAGGATTACGGAGCGGGATGCAGAAGAGGCGGCAATCTGCCAAAACTGCCCGTTACCGGATTGCAACCCGAAAAGAGTTGGCTGCCTGCTCCACACAAAGAAGCTGCGGCAATCAAAATCCCACGATCTAGTAGAACGGATGGCCCTGGATGGCTATAGCCTGATACAAATTATGGCAGCTACCGGATACAAGAAGGGCACGGTCGCAGAGTATATACGGCAGTTCAGGCGGAACGGGCCGTGTGAACGCTGTGCGTCCAAGAGCATTTGTGATGCGGTCGGCGGGACGTGTAACCGTAAAGAGCGGTGGAAAGCAATCAAGGAGGTGCCGAACGGTGGACGATAAGACGCGCGCCCTGCTGGGCGACCACGAGGCGGCGAAACTGGCGCATCTCTCCCTCTTCTCGGGCATCGGGGGACTTGACCTTGCCGCCGAGTGGGCCGGATTTACCACCGTCGGACAGTGCGAGTGGGCGGACTACCCGACAAAGGTTCTGGAAAAACACTGGCCGGACGTGCCGCGCTGGCGGGACATCCGCACGCTGACGAAGGAGAGTTTCTATGAAAAGACAGGACTGCGAACAGTTGACATTATTTCGGGCGGATTCCCCTGTCAGCCGTTTTCCGTTGCCGGGAAGCGACGAGGCAAGGAGGATGACCGTTACCTCTGGCCTGAAATGCTTAGAGTTATCTCGGATCTCCGGCCCGCTTGGGTTGTTGGCGAGAACGTTGCTGGGATCGTCAATATGGCGCTCGACCAGGTGTGCGCTGACCTGGAAAGCGAGGATTACTCCGTCCAAGCGTTTATTATTCCGGCTTGTGCCGTCGACGCCCCGCACAGGCGCGACAGATGCGCGATTATCGGGTGTAGAGCGCTGGAAAGAAAACATAACGGGAGAGGATGGAGACCCAATTCTCTGGAAAACTCCGATTGCGTCAGATTCGGCAAACAGGGAATTTTATCACAGCAGCCGAGGCGAACCAAATTTGAGCGGGATGGTAAAGATGTGGCCAACGCCGATTGCAACGGACTGGAAGAACAGGGGATGCAAGGATTACCGGAAAAACAGGAAGCATCAGTTGCAAACGGAGGTTGGTGGCCAGCTGAACCCGACGTGGGTAGAATATCTTATGGGGTTCCCTCTCGGGTGGACCGACTTAAATGCCTCGGAAACGCCGTAGTGCCCCAGCAGTTTTATCCGATCTTTCGGGCCATAGCGGACATAGAGAGGGGAATTATACATGGATGATATCAAATTAGCCCTTCTAGGCAATCAAGAGGCGGCCAAGCGGCTGACGGATGCGGGGGTGCTACTGCCATGCCCGGGTTGCAGGGGTGAAGACACAAAGCACAGGGCTGTAATGGCATGCGTAATGATTGAATGCCTGTGTGGGTTTATGGCGGCGGGCTACGACTTGGAAGAAGCACGGCAGATATGGAACACCCGCGCGCCGATTCTGAGCGCGGAGGAGATGGAGATGCTGGAGGCGCTGAACGATGGCAAGGGCGATTGATGGAGAGTTGCTCGAACTGGAGATTGCAAATATTGCAAATAAACTGGCAAAATCCGATGCACAAAAGGCATTGATGGGACGGGTAATGTACTGCGTTGAGCATATGCCCACCCTCACCCCGCCGAACGAGTGGGTGAATCGAGTGAGAGAGCTTGACGAGCTGTACACAAAGCTCCAGATCGTAACAGGTTTTACAGCGGAGCAACTACTGGAAATTTTTGCTGCTGGGTATACGCTGGAAAAACCAGACTACTCAAAGAAATTTGCGGAAATGGAAAATCTGGCGGAAGCTGCCCAGCCGAACGAGCCGCTGACATGGAATGAGCTGGGCAATATGGTGGAAAAGCCTGTATATATCGTCGAGCTGGAAGATGGGGAAAGTTGCTGGGTGTTAGTGCATACCGTTGACGATATTAAGGCTTTGTTTGTGTCGGCGTTTGACCAGTACGATTACGGGAATAGAGAACTATACGGCCAAACATGGCTTGCCTCCCGCCGCCCGCCGGAGGTATCGCCATGAGACGCCAATACACCCGCCAGGAGATGGAATCCATCACCCAGGAGACCGCAATCTACATTGAGGGTGCAGGGATAGCCCAGCTCCAATGGGGCGGCCTGGAGATTGCAGAGGGGTGCAGGGATGGGTATCTGTACTGCAAGCACATCAAGCCGTTTTCTATGGATCTGTACGGACAATACTGGACGGCCTGGGATGGGCCGCCGGAGAGGAAGGAAAACGCATGAAAACGATTTGCATTACTTGCAAAAATGACTGCAATAACGCCGGTACAACGGCCAGAATTTCTTGGTGCCCTCAGTACAAACCAGGACGAATTTTGTCCAACGCCGAACGCATCCGGGCCATGAGCGACGAGGAGTTGGCGCATCTGCTTTGCTTTGAAGGCTGGCAAATGAGCGAGGTGCAAGAATGCTTGGAGTGGCTCCAGCAGCCAGCGGAGGAGGACACCTGGACGAAGCCATCGAAAAGTACCTGAAAATCAAGGAGGAGGCCAACATGGACAAGCCGAGAATTTGCGAGGTGCTTGGGGTTGAACCAGAAGAAAAGTTTGAAATTAGAGGAAACACGTTAGGGCGATTTCGTATCAATAAATATGGGACATTCCAGATTGAAATATCAAATGACTGCTGGGGATTCTCCACTGTGGAATGTCTTAACAATCTCATAAATCATCCAGAAAACATCGCCCGCAAGCCACGCTGGACGGAGCAGGAGGTGGAGAGGGCGAAGGCTATCAAAGTGCTATATCCAGTTGTTAAAACATTGGCATACGTTGATATAGTGGGACAGACATTTTACATGTATGATGACGAAGACAACTATAAGGGCAGTCTTGATAACCTTGATGAAACGTTCCCTACGCTGAGGAGCATAAGGCGGGCCACATTGGACGAGATCATCGGAGGTGCCCAATGAAATCCCCTGAGTGTGTATGCAAAACGTCAGAAGAGTACATTCGTGTTGCGTTAGCTCTAGAAACTCTTGCTTACCATGACAAAAACTACTTAGACAGTACATTCGCAAAGAGCAATGCTGCTATCAGTGAAGAGATACAGGCTTGCTTGCAGAAGGCTTTAACGATGATGGAGGAAAAACAATGAGAGAAATCCTTTTCAAAGCCAAGCGGCTGGATAATGGAGAGGTGCTATATGCGGACACATGGGTATAAAGGAACAGATGTATATCGCCTGTGGGGGCAGATTGTAACAAGATGTGAAAACCCAAACGCCAAAAGTTACAGATGGTATGGGGCGCGTGGGATTACTATGGATGATACATGGAGAAGCGATCCAAAATCTTTTTGCGACTGGGCGATTGCGCATGGTTATAAAGCAGGGTTAGAGATAGACAGAATTGACGTGGACGGGAATTATACGCCCAATAACTGCCAGTTTGTTACGCATAAAGAAAACTGCGCCCCTAATAAGCGAAGGTTGAGGGCAACAAATAAAACAGGAGAACGGAATATTTGCTTCTCGAAACATGGGAAATTTGAAGCCTATGCTTACATAAATGGAAAGCAAAAATATATCGGTGCTTATCGTACTCTTGCAGACGCAGTAAAGGCAAGGGATATTGCGGAGGGCTCCATCCACGACGGGGAGGGCGGACAGCATGAGGAGGGATAGCACTTGAACGAGTTCCCGGAGAGGCTGAGGCGAATAAGAGAAAGGAACCGGTTGAGCCGGTATAAACTCTCTGATTTATGTGGGATATCGTCTGACCAAATCAGAAGATATGAACTTGGAGAAAGAAAGCCTCGGTCAGATGCACTAGAGGCAATAGCTGACTATTTCGAAGTGTCGACAGATTACTTGCTCGGAAGGACGGACTATCCGTGTGTAGTTAAACCTTTATCGTCTCACAGAAGAATTTGATAATTCCTCCTTTTTGAGGAATCACAACCTGAATTTATGCGAAAATGGGAGTGTGGGGGCGTATGCCTTCGCGCTCCCACTTTCTTTCCGCCCCCTTTTCCCCCTTCACGCAGAGTGGGGGCCGGCGGTGCATCTGCCGCCCCCCCCTCTGTGTGCAATATGCCGCCGGTCGAACACCACCCCACTATTCGGGGCATGAGGGGTCGCACCCTTCGGGCGGCGAATGACGGTGGAAAGACACTACACCAGACTGCCGGAGCGTCTAGGCGCTGGGAAGAGTAAGACGCGAGCCGCCTGTCATGGAGGCGGAAGCGGTGGCAGCTATGACCTGCCCCGGTGTGCCGACACATAGAAAGCGGCTGCGCCCGGCGGAGCGTGTAGAGACGGAATCCGCCGATATGCAGGAGCCAGAAGCAGGGTGATCTCCAGGCTGTGCAACTCAGTCCGCCTGCTATATTGGGTCGCTCCCATCCGTGGAAGCCGGACGCTTGTGTAGGGCGATAGCTACCAGCGCTATCCCGCTGAAAACTACCCTGCGAGTGGCTAATCATGATGTCGCCACCAAGGCTAGGGCGTGACAATCTAAGCGGGAAGCGCACATATACCGAGTGCAGTAGCAGAAGCGGAAGCGGCGGCCCATTACGTCGCGGACGTGTGGCGGCTCAATGCCGCCTCTCGGCTCCAAACGCAGAGGGAAAGCAAAAGAGGCACTGCGCGATTAAATTAAATGCCAATGGGCGGCTGGACAACCTACTGTCCGCCATATGCCGCTCCTCGCCGCTTGAGGCGGGCGGTGGCACCACAAGCGCACGAGCTGGAGAGGGCAAAAAAGCCGCCCCCGGAGGGGCGGCAGGATTAGCTCAGAATTTCTTTCAGTTTGTCCAAATTCCCGGCATTGGGGCTGACCTTGCCGCTCTCCCAGCGGGATATCACGGCCTGGTTAACGTCCATCGCATCCGCAAGCTGGGCTTGAGTCAAGCCTTTGGCCTTTCTGGCGGCGGAAATATCAAACTCGACAGACGCAAGGGGGCGCTTGCCTTTACCGGCAAAATAGCCTAACTGCCAAGCCCCCTGCATTTCAAGGGGCTGGAACTTTTCAGACCCTCCCTCCACGGGCGGGTCAATGCTGGTGATCTCGCAAAGCGCCTCAGCAACCTGCCGGTCGAGATCCCTCTTTAGGAGGCCAAGCCTGTGAGCATCAGAAATGACTCTGGCGAGTGCTGTATACGGGCGCTGAGCGGCAAGGGTGAGATCCCCTCCGATCTCCTGCGGATATGCCGCCGCGTTGAGCCGACCGAACACCCAGCCGAACACGTATGCTTCTCTGTTTGTCATAACAATCCTCCTATCAAAGCCCCAAAAGCTCCGCAAGATTTTTCTGATTCTGCTCACACTTGGCCTTGTACTCGTCGCTCTGATGCCATTCGGCGGACTTGCGGCACATGACATCATCTAGGTCGGCAAACAACTGGGCAATGGAGGAACCATGGTTCTCCATCGGGGGGGAGAGGTAGCACAGGGTTTCGCGGACGGCATACAGTTGGTCAAGGGTCATACGCTCAAAACGCTCTTTCATCATGGTATGGTCCTCCTTTTCGTTCAGGCGGCCACGAAGCTGCCGGTCATGTTGTCCACATAGCCGATACGCTCGGTGCGCTTACGGTTCCAGGCGTTGGTGTAGACAGCAACCTCAACATAAGTGCGGTTATGGCCGCTCTTGGCCCAGTCATTGATGTGGATCTTGGTGTTCCAGGTGATATTTTCGGCGACGGCTTCAGCGGCCTTGATGGCCTTGGCGAGCGCCCAGGCGGCTTTGAGAGCGATGGACATGGACACGTTAGCGCTGCGGCGGATGCTCCAGGCGTTGATCATGATCTCGTGCTTGTTGTACATAACTCATTACCTCCTGGGATCGCTCCCTCTTGATGATTTAATTATATCATAAAATATGATATTGTCAATACATATTTTGAAAAATATTTGCCGCCCCGCAGTTGCAGGAGACGGGGGTGGCTATCAACTCACACGGGTGTATCGCTTAACAGGCTGTGACGGCTGGCCGGATCCGAG